ATGGTTGGGAACAACGTGACGCGCAATATCAAGAGCTGTTTGATATTTGCCGCAATCATCCAAATATTAAGTACCATGGTACAGTGTCTAATGATGAAATTAGAGAATCTCTTCTCAGTGCTGACATCTTTGCTTATCCTAGCATCTGGAAAGAAACTTCTTGCTTGAGTCTTATTGAAGCAATGTCTGCTGGTCTGCTATGCATTCATCCCAATCTCGCAGCACTATCAGAAACTTCAATGGGTCTCACATGGATGTATCAGTGGAATGAAGATGCTAATGCTCACGCTGGTGGATTTATGCAAGTGCTACATCAGGGTATTGAAGTTATGCGCAATCAGCGTGAAGCAATTGAGGCAGACCTGAAGCTACAGAAGATTCAAGTTGATCGTGTTCATGGCTGGAATAATAAAGCAAATGAGTGGAAGGCACTTTTAGAATCCATAATTAAATGAGAGAGGATAAACAAGTGCAGAAAAAAGATAACGAAGAAACCTCCAAGATCATTGTATTTCCTAAAATCAATAAGAGGGTTTTAGACAGTATCGGCACAATAGAACAATTAGAAGAAAAGGTCATAGCAAACAAAATCAAATTTGTCGATAAGACATCGTTGGAGTTAGTTGAGGACTTGTTCTTTAAGTTATCTATGATGGGGTTTGCCTTAGACGACGACAAATATGAGAGAGACAATGTCCTTGTCTCTGAAGCTGTGAAGTCTGTTATGCTTAAGTCTATGGGAATACACCATGATTTACAGATTGCAGCAGAAGAACTTATTGAGCTTGATGACGACGAGATTGAAGAAGATGATTAAATACTTGACTTATTTGCCCAATAGGGTATAATGTATGCTGGAAACATTTAGGATTATTTAAAGTGATTATCGTCGACTTAAACCAAGTAATGATCTCTACTCTGATGATGCAGATAGGGAATCATAAGAACATCAAACTAGAAGAAGATCTTGTACGACACATGGTACTAAACTCTCTTCGCGCTCATAAGGTAAAGTTCTCCGCTGAGTATGGTGAGATGGTTATTGCTTGCGATGACAAGAACTACTGGCGCAAGCAAGTGTATCCCTATTACAAAGCCAATCGTAAGAAGGAACGTGAAGCTTCTGAGCTTGACTGGAACACACTGTTTGAGTCACTGAATAGGATTCGTCAGGAACTCAAAGACTATTTCCCTTACAAGGTTATTCAGATTGAACATGCTGAAGCTGATGACATCATCGCAGTATTGGTTAAGGAATATCACAGCCAAGGTAAGCTTCTGATTCTATCTGGTGACAAAGACTTTGGTCAGCTACAGAAGTATCCCAATGTCACGCAGTACAGTCCAGTGCTCAAGAAGTATATCAGCTGCACTAATCCTGATCTATTCCTAAAGGAACATATCCTTAAGGGTGACTCTAGTGATGGTGTGCCTAACTTCTTGTCCGAGGACAACGTGTTTGTTATGGGTATCCGTCAGTCACCTGTAACCTCTAAGAAGCTTGCTGGTTGGATCCTACAAGAGCCTGAGCAATTCTGTAATGAAGCTATGCTCCGTAACTATAAGCGCAACCAGAGGCTTATCGATCTTGAGTTCGTGCCTGATGATATTAAGACACAGACACTAGAGCAGTACAATACGCAGATCAAGGATCGTAGCAAGCTGTTTAACTATTTCATTCAATATCAATTAAAGAACTTGATGGAACACATCAATGAATTCTAAGGAGATTATCCAATGCAATTAGGTGTAGCTGAAATCTTTAAGAAGATCTCTGATGAGACAGATGCTAAGAAGCGTAAAGAGATGCTTGCTAGTCAGATTAAGAATCAGGGTGTGATTACTATTCTGAAGTATGCATTCTGTCCTACTATTAAGTTCAATCTACCTGAAGGCAGTCCACCATTTAAGCCCTGCCAGTTTGGCGACCAACAGGCTATGTTATATGGTAGTCTTCGTAAGATGTATCTATTCATTGGTGAAGGCAATCCAGCTGTCACTAAGAATAAGCGTGAACTTCTTTTTGTAAATATGCTAGAATCCCTTGATCCTGAGGACGCAAAGCTTCTCCTCGCGGTTAAGGACAAGAAGATGCCTTACAAGGGTATCACCAAGAAGCTTGTAACAGAAACATTTCCAGGACTAATCGAAGACAATGGGTAAGACTAATAAGACTAATAAATATAAAGATGATGACGAAGAAGAAATCGGTTATGATGCGGTAGAGTATCGTAATCGTAAGAAAGAAAAAAGAATCTCCAACGTATTAAAGAGCAAAAACATCGATGAGCTTATCAGCCTCACCGATGAAGATGAAGAATTCTAACAAAGGAACCTATGATCGTGAGCAATGATAGACTGAATGACGCTTGGGGATATATGTTGTGTTTGGACCTGAGTAAGTGCGACAAGTGGACCATCAGCAACGAACAGCATATTAAGAACTTTATCGACTATCTTGTTGAGAAGATTGATATGGTAGCATATGGTAATCCAATGGTAGCACACTTTGCCACTCATGATATCGATAAGGCAGGATATAGTTTCTGTCAGATGATTGAGACCAGCAATATCTGCGGTCATTTTGTTGACAAGAATGGCAATGCATATATCGATATCTTCTCCTGCAAGCCATTCAGTACTGATGATGTAGTTGCAGCTGCGAAGCTATTCTTTAAGCCAGAGAAGGTTCGGGTCAACTACCTAACCAGAAACGCTGAGTGATATAAATACCTGTGAAGGAGTAACATGCCAATATACACCTTTTATAATAATAAGACTAAAGAGACCAGTGACATTGAGATGTCGATGGCTGAGCATGATACCTTTTCCCTAAACCCAGACTACACACAAGTGCCCGTTGCCTTGAACCTACACAGTGGTGGAGGCATCAATGGTCGCAAGATCGATGACGGATTCAATGATATTTTAAAGAATATCAAGAAGAAGCATAGTGGTGGCTATAAGTTAGGGAGATCAACAATCAATACAAAGTGATAATGTGTCGGTGATATAACAACACAACGCACAGGACATTTAAATGGCTAAGAAGCTTTCTAGGAGAGAACGTCGCGCAACCCAGTATAACAAGTCCTACGAAGAAAGAAACAACTTAACACTAGCCAATATCATTCCTATAACTGAGAATCAGAAGAACACCTATCGACTATACCGTCAGAATAAGAATCTATTGTTATATGGCACAGCTGGCACTGGAAAGACATTTGTCTCTCTATACCTGGCACTGTCTGAGGTTCTATCCGGATATTCGAAATATAAGAAAATCATTATAATAAGATCAGTAGTTCCCACCAGAGACATGGGCTTTCTACCAGGCAACAGCAAGGATAAGTCAGCAGTATATGAGGCACCATATAACTCTATCTTATCAGAGTTATTGGGAAGAGATGATGCTTATACTTTACTTAAATCTAAAGGTATAGTAGAGTTTATGACTAGCTCCTTTGTAAGAGGGATAACGTTAAAGGATTGTATTGTTATCGTCGATGAGTTTCAGAATATGGTGGATGAAGAGCTTCATTCCGTCATTACACGTGTTGGTGATAACTGCAAGATACTGTTCTGTGGTGACTGCAGGCAGAATGATTTAAGGAAAGAGAAGACAGGATTCTATAAGTTCGTACAGATCCTATCCTCTATGCATAGCTTTGGTATAATTGAGTTTAACATAGCAGACATTGTACGGAGTGAGACCGTAAAGGATTACATTATAAAGCGCGAGATATATGAGACAGATAAAGCCATTCAAGCACCAGCTAATTGAGGATACATTCAAGCTAGAGAGTACAGACACTCCGAGTGGAAGATACTATGTGTTACCTGATGGCAGTAAGATGCCATCAGTAACAACAGTATTAGGCTGGCAGAAGAAGGACTCGCTAAAAGATTGGCGTAAAAGAGTAGGCGAGGAAGAAGCGAATAGGATATCTAAGTATGCTGCCAACAGAGGTACAAAGGTCCATGCAGTCTGTGAGAACTATTTAAATAACAAGCCTGACTACCTAGACAATACTGATATACTGACTCAGGATATGTTTAGTTCCATCCAACCTATACTGAATGAGAGGGTAGATAATATATATGGGATCGAATCGGCTCTGTATTCTAATCATCTTGGTCTCGCTGGTCGCTGTGACTGTATCGCTGAGTTTGATGAACGACCTAGTATCATTGATTTCAAAACTTCCACTCGACTAAAGAAAAAAGAATGGATTGAAGACTATTTCCTCCAAACAGCATGCTATGCGGTAATGTTCGAAGAGAGAACCAATATCCCAATACCAAATCTAGTGATTATTATAGCAGTAGAGAATGAATCACCACAGGTATTCGTAGAGAAACGTGATACATGGATTGGTAAAGCTATAGATGTAATAGCAGGATATAATGCAGCCCAATGGCTTGCAGGAGAAGATATCGATTAAAGTCGTTTAAAATGTATGTATTTATGATGGGGAAAAACAATGGATAAAAACATGGGGGTACGTGATGGAAGGCGATGATGAACTGAATAAGGTCAAGCTGACGTTCATTGCATGTCGTGTGCCGGTGAGATTCAAAGAGAAGATAGATGCATACGCTCACTCTCGTGATATGTCTGTATCGCAGCTGATGCGGAAACTGCTGAAAAGAGAGATGGAAGACAATGGTGTGCCGCCAATAAGTGGCTGGAGCATGCATGA